ACATTATGCGCAATCACCCAGTTGTCCAGGTACCCAGAAAAATTGATGCCGATAAGTAGCTTTATCGGCATCAGAGCGAACGTGAGAGATAACCCGAGCCCCTATGTCTCGGTATGCGGTGTCGAGGTCGTCGATTCTCCCCGCACCTCGCGCGGCTTCGCCGCATCGCGGTACGGGTCGAATTCTCCTCGAGCGACGCGCTCACGACACTGGGTCTCTGTCATATCAACTTTGGTCATTTGCTGGGTGTAACACCAGCAACGGTCGGCATCAGCAATGCAGGCGGCAACGACTGGCATGGTGACAACGGTGCGCAAACTGTCATAGGCCGGCGCGGTGGCCGGCTCCCCATAGATGCGCGGAATAAACCGTTCCTTGATGTCCTCATTCTCATCAACTGTCTTTGCTGGTTGAGCGGTAACAGTACCTGGTTGTTGCTGTGATGGAGTCTGACCAGAAACAGCAAACGGAGAGCTCTGAACAGCAGGTGCTGGAGCTGTTGAAACGGTCGGAATCGGTGGCGCTATACCCTTGCTGAAAAAGTCATAAATAGCCCAACCGATAAACGGCATCAGAACAAGCGGGACGATAATGAACCAAAGGGCCTTTGGAATGCGGAATTTTACCTTCTGGTGAATGCTGGCGCTCTTGTAAAGACCAAAGGAGCTTTTGGGATGGCTCCATCTCACTTTCGTTAGAGCGCTCTTAAAGGCCGTATCTGGACTGGCCTTGCACTCGCTCCATTCATACACCATGACGCCAAGCGCCGTTCTGCGAACGTGAATATGGCGACCAACAAGGCGGCGGATGTTCGCGTGAATCAGGTTCGGGTGCTGGGTGATAATGGTGAAATCAAGGCCACGGTGCCGGTGTGTCTCAAACTCGGCAATCGACTTGTGGGGGGTCTTCCCTGCTGCCTCGGGGCGCCAAATGCGCTGAGCTTCATCAACGACAATGTGAGCACCTTGGGGCGCCCACTCAGGCCACTCAAGGACGTCAGGCGAAAGCTCATGAGGTATGAGCAAGTCAGGGATACCATCCACGAAAAGCTGACGACCGGCCTTAGCTTCAGGCTGGAGGATTTCGTGAACGGCGTAAAGGCTCTTACCAGCGCCTGGAGTACCTGTGATTAAGGTAATCATTTAATTTGGAACCTCTTCCACACTTGAACGGAAAGACGCGCCGCAATAGCGGCAACCAAGATGCCAAACGCATCGTTAAAACCACCGATGGCAAATATGGCCAAAATATCTGACGGCACGTTGTTGTAGTTATTCCGAGCACTTGAAATCAACGTGTTCACGGCGGTAATAACGGCCGCGTAACTCACCACGCCAATGCCGAGCTGAATCAAGATACGGGTAACAATTGGCCCCGCAATCGACAGTAACCAAGCGGCAATATTCATGCTTCACCCCCACCCTTTCGAGTAATTCCGGCAACTATGAAACCAGCAGAAACAAACGCCAGCGCAATAACCAGCGGTCGCAGGAGGCTGGCAAACTGACATATCGGCGAATAAGAAAGCGCAATGGATTGGCTATCCCAAAGCGGAATTATTTTGTCTGCTGGGCACTGAGAGTTTGAAGAGCCCCACGGCGTATAGGACACATCCACAGGACGCTCATCTACTTCAAGGCTTTCATCTTCCAGCTCGCCCAATTCAGCGCAAGCGATGGATTGAGGGTTCTTCTTACAGAAATCGGTATTTTCCTTCGGCGTGGAGCCGGTAGCGGTACCGGTAGCTTGAGAAGGAACAGTTTGAGGGTCAGTGGCGCCTTCAAATTTCTGAGGGCCCATATCCACGCAAACGCGAGTAGGTTGAGAGGCTGTAGGGCAAGGTGAGACATCCATGCGGTCACGATACCAAGAGCCATCCTTAAAATAAGGGTCGCCAGACCAAACGCTAAATGGCTGGAATTTAAGCCCAGCAATTGGAACAGGCATGCCGGTGCCTGATGGAAGTTTATTAAAGCCCTGAGAAATTACGGATAAGGGGGCTAAAGGTATTTTGTCAAGGTCTGACTGGTTGGCGGGTCTATCGCCCCATTTTAAATTAGCGTCATAGCACCAATAACCGGTGAGATTATTAATGGTGCCATTGTATGAGGAAAGGCCGAAGTCAGAAGAACAACCAGTGGACGTCTGGTGAGTCGCGTACATATAGCAACCATAAGGCGCATATTGATGCGGGCGAACTCCACAAAGACGGGTGCCACCAAACGGCGAAACAACCCACTCGGTTCCATTAGATTTTATTCCGGTGGACGTGTACCAGTTATAAACGTCATAAGCGGCAAGACCAGCCATTGCAACGGGGCCGAGGCTGCGAACTGTATTTTTTAATATGGTACTGGCGGCAACAGTTTCAACAGGTAAGGCAACAGCGGTTGTGGCGGTTGTACCGGCAACGGTAAGAGCCCCTGTTGTGCGAACAAAGCCCATATTATCGACGACACCAGCAGCAGTCCAAACGCCATTAGCTTGCTGAACACCTTCAAGCGTCATTGTTGTATAGGCCGCATGAACAGGTGACAACTGGAATATAAATAAGGCAAATATGATTGCCTTTAATTTGGTAATCATATTCACCTCGAAAAGTATATGAAGAACATGCCAAGAATGGCGATTGACACATATAAAGCCTCAGGTGTCATGATTCACCCCCTGCATTAAGCGAGGTGCCAAGAGTGCGGTAGCCCCAAGCAATAGCCCAAACTAAGCCGATTGAAATGCAAATAGAGGCAGCCTGATAGATGCCTATTTGCTGGCAGTTGATGAGTTGAGGGGTAGATACGACAACAGCACCAGTACTGGAAATGGTCTTGAGGGATTGCCCCTCGACTTGCGTAAAAAATGGGGTTGGGTTCCCATTTTGGTCAGTCCCAACCCCCGACATGTCAGCAGCCATTGCGGCCAATGTAGACTCGGGGGTGTTATAACAGACGCCTTTGTATTGATAAGACATAGAACACCCCCAGAGGATTACATCGCCGCACGAATCATCTTATAGCCCTTGATAGCGGCATACGCGCCGAGAAAGGCGACACCGAGCAGGCCGGCGCCGACGACAACCTTGGCGACAACGCCGAGCGGGCCGGATACGTCGATATCACCCTCGGCGGCGAAGGCCGGCACGGAGGCGATGGAGGCGGAGGCGATAACAGCGGTAGCGCCCAGTTTTTTCAGCAGTTGAATGGCTTTATTCATGGTCGTATCTCCCTATGGGGTTGGTTAAGTCCCCTGCCCTGACCGAGAGCAGGAGACGGGTAAATCAGGCGGCAGGACGGGCCTGCTGACCGGCGACAATGGGCACCAGTTCGAGCTGGCCGGATACGCCGAGAGAGCCGAAGCGGTCGACGATGAACGACTTATCGGTCACGGTGTAAAAGCCCTTCTGAAACGGAGTGGCGCCATCAGCCAGGTTGAATTCGAAGCGAACCGGATAAGGTTGGCCTTCGAGATGCAAATAAGCCTCTTGCTTGTTCATGCTGTACGGCTTGCCTGTCTTTTGAGAGGTGCCAGACTGATTGCGCACGTTCACATTGGCGATTTCGATTTTCATAGGTGCAGTCCTTTATTGGCGGAATTCGACGGTTTGGCCGTCAGGGTGGATTACAAACAAGTCGGCGACCTGTTCGCGAAGTAATGAAGCATGGTAATAACACTCGCCTTCATCATCGAAGCGCAGAACCTCTGATTTAGCGTCAAAGGTTTCATACTGGAGAATGAATTTACCGTGCTCATTAATATATTTTTGACGTTCGGCAGCGGCGCGAATATCGACGCAGGATTTACGATGACAATATTGGTCACCGTTACCGATAATGATAAGGTGGCAGCAGGCGCAATATCTGTTCATGGTCATATTCTCCCCGATGCGGCCATTGGTGGTGATAATCATGCCACCACCCTCAGTTGAGTTTGCGGCAGAACGTACCAGCTCGGCGGAACAGCGATATTCGATTTCACCTCACGGCGAGCAGTAACGAATATCGGGCTGAACTTGGAGACGTTGCACTTGGTGGCAATATCAATGCCGATTTTACGCAGGCGAGCGCGGTGAGTTTGAATTTGCGTTTTAGACAAATCAAAGTTTTGGCCGTGCATCCATTGAAGGGCATACATGGCGGTCGTGTTTGCGGCTCTTGTGGTATCCACAATGCCCAGCGTCAAGAGGCGCTCAGATATAGTTTCAAAGTCCATAGAGGTCACGCTCAGCTTTTGGTCAATGTTAATAAAATCGTTCATCAGCGTTTCGAGTGGGCTGTAATCAGACAGTCCCCAATATTGCAAGTTATTACGTTGAAGGTATCTACTTTTAAGTTTCTGTTCGAAGCGTACAAGGCCGACTGAGCGGCAATAACCAATTATATTTTGAAGGTGGCGCATTTCGTTGGAATCATCACCAAATTTACGGGCAATTTTCCCAAGGGAATGCAATTCCATTTCATAGCCTTTATTATAGACGGATGGATAAATAAGGTCGGCATTTCCAAGCTTAGTTAACCAATCAACTGTATTACCATCCGGATGAAGTCTAGGGCCAGAGTGACGATAACGAAGAGTGGAAAGGCCGCTAATATAATCGCGCTCATTCCCAGCGCCGACAGAAATATTTTCAGTAACGTGTAATTCTCGAATAATCGCACCGTCAGCCCCGATAACTTCGCAGGCTGAGCCTTGGGCATAATAAAGCTTGGTGCACTTGGTGAATTGCGGGATTCGGTCACAGTTACCATAAATATCCCTCAGGATGGCGTTGTAGACAGAGACCATGGGGTCTATTGACGTGTAGCCCCAAAGATTCTCGATGCGACCCCAGCGAGACGGGTTGCCAGACATGCGAATTGATGACCCGTTCACCTTAATCAGGACGCTGTCACAGTGAGAGCCTTTGTGTGAAAAGGCAGGCGAAGACAATGAGCCAGATTCCACAACCTCCCCTCCCTCTACCACAAGCCGGGCATAAGCGTTGCCATCCAGAAGTGGCAACTGAAACCCGAAATCCTGTTCCATGGTCATCCAATCGAAGAACATTCATGCACCCGTGCATACATGCGTTAAAGTATTTATGTGAACTAAGCTAGCTCGAAGCATTAATGTATGCAAGTACCCTTATGATAAAAGTATGCGTGTGGTCTAATATCCGTGCATACAAGCGGACAAGGTGGTAAGGATGGAAAAGAAGTACACATCGCTCAGAGTGTCTGAAAAAAGGAAACTTCAGCTAGAAAGAGCGGCCATTGAGGTGAGTTATGCCACAGGAAGGGCTGTTAAATGGACAGAGGTTGCCTTTTATCTTTTCGATGAGTACCTGTCCGAGGCCGTCAAGGATATGAAAGGTAAAAAGACTCAATAGAAAACAAGGTTTAGGTGGTTACCTCGGGTTTCCGGGGTAAAGTCCGGGAGTTACTGGCCCCCGGACTCCGACAGGCCAAAGAGCCCTGCCCCAACGGCGGGGCTTTTTTATGCCCGTGAGTGTCGCTTGTCTTCGACAGGAGGATGCAGGGGTTGCCCGTCAGTGTCGGGCAGTAAAGACCGGTTTGGCAGGAAAGGGGGTGGCCATCGCCACACAGAGGGATTCCAAAGAAGTTTCGGCGGGCCTGCCTACGTCACGACAATGACCCGCGTAGAGCCGCCTTATAGGGCTTCGCCCTTAGCACGGCGAGCAGCGGCAGCAGCGCGGCGCTTTGCCCTGGCTCTCATCTCGAGAACATCTTGGAGGTAGAGCGTCAGAACAAAAACACCGAAAGCCAGTACCGGCGACAAAGGAAAGGCGGCAAAAAAGAACCACCAAGGAGCGCCAAACTGAATGCCGACAACGGCCATCATCAAAAACAGGCCGACAGCAAGAGACATGACCACTTGAAGAATCATACCGCCTCCGAAACGAGCTGGGATTGAGTGGCCGACCGGATGGAGTCCAGCATGGACTGGAGCATATCGGGTGACAATGGGGCATCGTGGCCAGCAGCAAGAGCCCTGATATGGAGCTCGAGAACTTCTGCCGCATCACGATTAAAGGTAACAGTTATTGTTTTCTTGGCCTTACGTGCGCGGTATCTGGCTTGCTTCTCGGCAGCGGAAAGAGCCTTGCCGGTTGCTGGGCGACCACGGCGGCGGACTGGTACGGCTGGAATATCCAAAGGTAAGGGGTTATCACCGCCAGCCATCAAGGCGTCATCGAAAGAAAGCTCCTCATGAATTTCGGTAACAGTGACCAACCGAAATGAAGGGCCATTTTTTGGAGCGCCAGCAAAGAGACCGGTTGACTTAATAATCTTCTTCTCAACGCCATAAACAACGGCAATCCAATAAGATTTCTTGTCCTCAATGACAGGCCAATTAGTGCCAGATTCGACGCCAAGACCAGATGAAGTGCAGCGAATTTTCATAATCGTTCCCTCGAATTGCGGTAACTGTTACCGTAATTAGATTATCGGTCACAGTTACCATTAATGCAAGGTAATATGGTAACAGTTAAGAAAAAGATTT